CTATTGATAAAATGCTTGATATATTCTAAAATTGGAGTATAATTAAGGTAGAAATTGAGACAGGGCGAAAGCCTTAACCAAAGAAAGAGAGGAATTCATAATGAAGTGGGTAGTTATGTATCATCATAAGCAGCTAGGCTCAGTACTTACTAATCACAGTATGGACATTGCAGAAATTTGCGAAATGGCCGGTGTAGATCTTGCAGTCACAGAAGAAGAATATGAAGAAATAGAATACAATGGGCTATACGATCCGGAAGAATTGACAATTTGCCATGTAGAGTATCGTTTGATTGAGAGCTCCGCTGAAATCCCATACAAAAAGCGCAGCACAATAAAAGAAGGCTGCACTATTGACAGTGACCCTGATCCGTACTGTCTCGACAGCTGGACAGAGCCGGAGCCGGCATTGAAAAAGCTGAAACAGTATGAATCAAAGATACGAGAGCTCAGCAATCATGGAATGGCCTACTACCAGGTGACAGAATTTTATGTTGATGAATCAATCGTTGATGATGAAGGCGAATTTTACGACGGCGGAAATATCGTTGAATTCTCGAAAATGCCAAAGATGGAGGAAGAATAATATGGACGGCTTAAAAATTTCTATAAATGATTTTCAGAGCAGCAAAAAAGGAACATTTTTTGTGAAAGAATGCATCAGGTCAAGCATGGCCAGCCTATATGAGGATGGGACATACACATTTCCATTTTCTGTATCTGATGAAAATATCATTTTCCACACGCAGCCGGTAGATCAAGCAAGAGATGAATATTCTGTATGTGTTGATGTTGATATGTCTGTTTTTGCATTTTGTGAAAATGTTGAAGAATTTGAAATATATCCAGAACACAAAGAAGATTTTGAAGAGATTTGTTTGAGATTGTACTGGAAAGCATTAAAAGAGATTGAGGAATAGAGACGATCTGACCGCCCAACATGGGCGGTCTTTTTTTGAATCCTGGATAAGTAGTACTGTTATCAGATCCGCGCCGGGCACCCGGAAGAAACCGGAATATATAACCACATTCCCAAAGCTGGCAGCATTGACTTTTCCACCAAATCATGATACCTTTTAAACAAACAGAAACAGCCGAAGAAATAACCAGGCACAAAATATAATAGCCCGATGGATTTAATATACTTCCACCAGGCTATTTTTTTATGACCGGACAGCAGACAGAAAGGAGAACCAGCATATGCCATATACAGATGATTTTTTATACATCCCAGATGATTCTGATATGATTGTATACAGTGATAAAGTATACGAATTGGTAGATGAATATATAGACACATTAGATCATCCTGAAGAATTAAGTAAGTCAAATAGTACTTTATTTAGTGGTCTTATTAAATATATATATATGTATTATTTTAAGGATCATAAAATACCTTTTGAAGATATAGAACGATATGATGAAGTATGGAATATATATACTTCTTTATGCTATAAATATAATAAATACCCGTCTATATTAGAGTTCTCTATATTGACTGGTACTAGCTATAATACATTTTATGATTGGATGACTAGTAAAGTTAGAATGTATATATATAAAGACTCCAATGGTAATATAATAAATAATATACTAGCATGGACTAATACACATATAGGAGAAACCTATAACAAGGTGCTTAGTTATAAGCATATGGAAACAGTGAAAAAATGGAAAACAGAATGTGAACAAAGCCTCGTAAGAGGAGCCACAGAGTCTAATAAGGTCGGCTGTATGTTTCTCCTCAAGGCAAAGCATGGATACGTGGAGACGGCACCTCTTCCCGTTGCAAATCCTATCCAGGTTGCACAAATGACCCCGGAGCAGATAGCGCAGGAATACGGGCAGGAAGATCAGGCTGCCATACCAGAAATCCCAGGTTAAAGTTATATTTATACAAAAATGGTATTGTATTTATGCATGAATCAAGATATAGTATGAGATATGGTAAAATATACCAGATATAGAGTCTATATAGCCTGAATTTGTTCGGAAAAGTGTAGTTTTGCGAATAAATACGAGACAGAACATAAAAAGGTCATGGAAAACGCCGTACCAGGAGCCAGAGCCGGAATCCTTGACTACTTCCAGAATTTTAGAAGGGGGTAGGGGGTTTCTGGCAGAAGTACCCCCGGTACCGCCCATTTAGCCCCTCTACCACTCGCAGATTCAAAAGGCTAACCGTATTGCATAGGGAGGTACCATACCGATGGTCTATATAGGAACCAGGATATAGAGATATGCGATACACATATAGGGATTATCGATACAAGGAGTAGTTAGGTATCAGATAGACCTATATCAGACAGTTATATAACGGACATGAATAGTTCTTCAAGTAAGGAATTAAGCAATTCTAACAACTATGAAGAATTCATTGACAGATAATAAAATGCAAACTATCCCAGTTTTGTCTCTCTTTCGAAGAAGGTGGTGAGTGGAATATAGCCACGAAGAAGGTGCAAATCCTTCCACCACTGAGCTTTCAGTATTTCCCATATTTGGGATTCCTCCTAAGGTGTTTGGTTAGGCATTTAGTGTAAGGGCGCACGTTGAGCACTATCCCACTTTGCTCAAAGGTTCATGGTTCGACTCCATGGAATGCCGTTTCTGGGAAATTAGCTCAACTGGGAGAGCACAGTATATAACGTGATGTTACAGGTTCGAGTCCTGTATTTCCCGTTTCAAAGTGGACAAGCCAAAAGGAAGTGTTAAGCAATGGCAGCAGAAAGAGATAGCAAGGGACGATTTGTAAAAGGCCATGACCCATATTTTATCAACAAACAGGTTACTCAGGAAAAGTTTCTGGAAGTCTGGGAAGATTATCGGTTTCACCTAATAACTGTTGAGGAAGCATCCAGGAGATTAGGAATTACCAGAGCAACCTTTTTGAAGTGGAGAATCATGCTTTTTGAGAACGATATGAACCTTGAAGGGTTGGATTTTATTAAGGGTCAGGAGGGGAAACGCTAATGTATATTCCAGAGTTCTGGTGTGGTGTAGGGTCTACATTGTTGGTTGAACTGATAGCATTCATTGCATGGGCAATCCTCAGGAAGAACGATTAGGAGGATAACCGGAATGACAGATAAGGAATTGAGAGACCACCTAATGACTGTTATTCGCAATCTGATGGATGAGCTGGACAATAAGCAAGACAAGATCAACAAGTTAAGAGACCAGCTTTGTGAAGAAAGAGCTAAATCCAAGCAGAATAATCAGCCAAAAGACGAATCATTATCGTGGGGTCACGAAGATGATTTGGGTGAGGATGATATTGATATGGATTATGTTTTTAGCCTGGTATGCGACATGGGAGATGAGCTTGCCAGGATGAAGAAAGACATCAAAGCGTTAAAGGTAGTATCAGGGGTTAAAAGGATTGTAGAATGAATGTAAATATGCTTTACATTGGGGACAGCAATATGCAGCTCAAAAAATACTTGGGATCCTTGAGAGAAGATTTATACAGGAGTGGTATCAGGAATGTTGTTCACAACTTAAGCCGTAATGTTTTGTTTGTTGATAATGTTTGTGTACGAGCTGCCATAGATAGTATTGACGATACAAGCATACAAGGAATCAAATTCAACTATCTGATAACATATCATGATACCGTCTCATCACAGGTATTCTCACATATGCAGAGAGGATATCAGACAATCTACCCGGACAAAGCATTACAAACAATCCTTTCTCTTATCAAGGGAGAGAGTGAATAGACTATGAGCATAGCGGAATCATTGCATATTGCAGACGGACAGTTTTTAGACATCGTAGCGAACACTCAGGCCGAGTATGAGCTTGTTACAATATGGGATGATAGGAAATATAAAAGTAAGCCAAAGGAAAAAGATATGACAGAGAAGGACTTGAAAACGAAGATCATTGAGAAATCCGATGATATCTCAAAAATCTTATCAAAAGGGAAAGATTGTGAAATCAGAAAATCTGCAAACGGAGTGACCGTAGCAGAGGTATCAAAGAAAGTAGTATCAAGATAAACAGAACAAAATTCTTTTAGGCATATCCGATATGGTGGGATGCAGCAGTCAAGATGGAGACTCTTTTTTAATTTGCAGAAAGGAGCCTCCTTTTTTTATGGCAGAAGTAGAACCCAATCAATATACAAAATCCATAGATTTAATAATTGAAAAGTCAAAAAAAGATAAGGTTATGGATTATGGCAAACTGTCCGCAATCCTTGATATGTGTTCTGGTCTGCTGAAGGATTATCCGACTCACAGGTCATATGCGCTGAAATGGACAGACTATGTGAAGCAATATGCAAAATATTTACATATCCAAACAACCAATCAGGAATATGGAGATTTGTACTGGCGAACAATGCTTGTCGAGTCTCATTACAAGTTTGAGAGCTTTATGCTCTACATGGAGCGCAAGAGACCGAAAGAGGAGCGTTTCTACGAACCCAGGATAAATCCGTTAAGGCAAGTCGCAAATGGCATCCAGGATTTATACGATGATAAGCTGGACGAGCTATTTGTGAACTGTCCAAGCCGAGTTGGAAAAACGCAGATTGTAAAATTCGGGTTCCTCTGGTTCGGTTCAAACAATCCAGAACTTTCAAACTTGTATACTGCTTATTCCGACAAAATCACAAGCGGATTTTATGATGGCCTCATTGAGCTTATGACAGACCCTACATACACATACAGCGAGATTTACCCGGATAATGTCAAGACAAGGCTAATTACAGACGGAAAAGATTTGACTATAGACCTGATACGAAAGAAAACATATCCAACATTCACGGCGCGAAGCATATATGGCACATTGAATGGTGCCTGTGACTGTAGTGGACTTGCAGTAGCAGATGATCTGTTCTCAGGAATTGAAGAGGCAATAAGCCTAGATCGTCAGGAAACTGTCTGGGGAAAATTCGATAACAATTTTATGAAGCGACTTAAACGCAAGGCCAAATTGATAAATATGGGAACCAGATGGGCGATTAAGGATGTACAGGGAAGACGGAGAAATCTACTGGAATACAACGAACAATACAGAAACCGATTATGGTCTGCTGTTGTCATTCCAGCTCTGAACGATAATGACGAAAGCAATTTTGAC